GTATTGGCCCATACTGGGAAGTCTACTCCTAATTTCCATCCTTCGGATTCTCCGAAATTTCTTTCTTTTCCCTTTTCATTGTATTCGGGGTTTGGTGCGTCGCTATAGTTTCTTATCATCGTGTATTGTGTGTTATTGTTAGGTTTATTATGAAAACAAATCGTCTTCATCCCAATTTTCATCTTCGCCTGCTTTAGAATAATCAGTAGGTCTTACTGCAAAGAAATCTGTATGTGTATGTCCACCTGTTAGGTGATAGAACCAATCTAGTTCAGCTGCACTTTCTTCGTTGTATTCGAATATAGGATTATATCCTATTTCATTTAATTTTTCATTAGCTCTTTTCTTAATAAATTCTTTAAGATCTGATGCTTTCATGTTCTCAAGGTCTCCCATTTCAAACATTTTATCGATAAACTTCATTTCCATTTCAACCATTAACTTAGCTGCTTCTTCTACTTGAGATTGAACTGAATCCCTAAGATCAGTATATTCTTCGCACATGTGGTTAAATAATTGACAACCCATTTTTGAGTGTAATGATTCATCTCTTACTGACCATTTCATTTGCTGTCCAATTCCCTTTAATAAGTTTCTCATTTGAAAAGAGTAAAGAACTGCGAAGGAAGAATATAATGCTACTCCTTCTCCGAATGCAGAAAATATTGCTAAAGACTTTGCAACATCTTTTCTTGCAGATGCATCTTTTAGTAAATCTTCATGTGTATATTCGGCGTTAGTTGACATTAAAAAATCGAATCTTTCTGCCGTTGTTGGTTCATGTAAAAATGCTTCAAAATCTTCAAGGCCTAGAGTTTCATTTAAATAAGAATAGGCGGTGGCATGAATAGTTTCCTGAGAGCCAAATAGCATTGCCATGTGTTTAATTTCCCACTTAGGAAACCAATCAGTAACCATACCTGTCCAATAATCTGAAACTGCACATTCAGTTTGTGCAAACCCCAAAAGAATATTTCCAACTAAATTCTTTTCAGATTTCGTAAGTGTTTCATTCCAATCTTTGACATCACCTTGCATTGAAATCTCAGTATGTAACCAAAATGCCTGTGCTTGTTTTAACCATCCTTCGGTATAATACACCGGGTATTCAAATGGTTTGTATTCTATTCTTTCTTTAAATATTGATGGTTTCATAAATTGTGTTTTCTTAAATTTTTATACTAGTTCCTAAAGTCTACAAAAGACCAATGTGTAAACAGTTGGTCTCGTTAGTAGTCTATATATTCATATCGAATAGTCGACTGCCTCTCGAGACAAAAAGATTATCTTAATCTTTTTTTAATAACCTCTTCTTGAGTTCATCTGCTTTTGTAAAATATTCATATGAAGTTTTCTTATAGTCTTTACGTTGTTCATATAAATCTCCTAAGATTTTCTTTAACATAGAAGTCTCTTGCTTATATACTACTCCGTTTTCACAGACTATTACATCTTTATCTTTTCTTCTTTCAGCTACTTCATTTTTTTCTACTTTTTCAACGAAAGCTTCTGGTGAAATATTGAATTGTCTCATGATTGAAGGATATAGTGAAGCAAAATCAAATGCACTTACACCGGCATAATATCCTACTATTGGCTCTTTTACATAAGCACCAGCATACTGTGCATTCTTTTCACTGTCTTCTTTCTTTTCAGATCCAATTCGTTTACCTTCTTCTGATAGTTTTCTTGCAATCAGTGACTCTGTAACTGCCACTGGCGATGCTGCTTTATATAGAGGCATCTTTGTAATATTCGCAAGAGTTAAAAGGACTTCCATAGATTTCAACTTCTGATCTATATAATAAACTAAAACAGAATCGACCACGTTATAGTAGATATATTTAACAAAATCATCTCTGTATAGATCCTGTAAGGACCCTGTAAATTTAATCTTATTAACATTAAGAACCTGACCTGATACGTAATCAAGTGCATTAGATTCTTTTACCTTTACACTTCTATCATACTTATCATATAATTGCATGTAATCTAAAATTCCAATGTGTAAGGGTCTACTATCATTTCTGTCCAGAGATTGAGTCATAGAAACTTCAGAAACATCGATCTGTAATCTCTTACATCTGTTTACAATATACTGCCAATCATAATTAATAAAATTCCAACCTGTCATCATTGGAAACTTAGGCAAGAACTTCATTAGGAATGTATAAACCATATCATATTCAGACTCAAACTTCTGGTATTTGAATTCCCAGTCTTGATCAAAATCTTTAAAATACTTATTAGTATCGTCTTCAATCTTCTGAATACTCTTAGAATCCATGTCTTCTAATCCTAATACTATCGCTTTATGTTCTGGGGTAATAATGGAAAAAGATAGAATTCTACTTTTTGCTTCTTCTGCTTTTGGAAAGCCATCTACGATTTCAGTTTCAATATCAACGAAGTATGTTTTAGGCATATTGTATGCGAAGATTTCTTCTTTATCCTTTGCAGGTAATGAATCTAGGAAATATGTTAAAGAAAACTTATTGTATCGTCTTGCATCTCCTAGTTTAACTGATCTGCCATCCCAGTTTTTATGATCTAGGCTTCTGCCTTTATCATTATCATTACATACATACCAGTTCTGATACTGTGAAATTGGATATTGTTTAAATGCTACTTTACCTTCGGTGTCGTAATAAGAGATAATAACATCTCTATCTCTTTGTTCAATATCTAATATCATTAATAGTTATTTTTCTGACGGTTAACATTCTCTTCTGCTTTTGCGAAGTAGTAGTTGTATGCTGTTTTAGCATCTAGCCCAATTGAAGCGGCATAATTAATAAAGAAGTGTAGAATGTCTACCCATTCCATATACAATTCTTTTTTGTCGCCTTCAGACATGTCAGAAATTTTTAACTTATCGTATTTGGTGAAGTCTTTTTTCCAGTATTTCCATACTGCATTACCACTTCCGTCTTTAATACCACCTAGAGCATCTGTCATTTCATGAATTTCGTCAACTACTGCATGTGTGTTACAGTGCCAGAAATCCATAATTTCTCGGATTGTCATATCATCAAAGTTAAAACCATAAGTCTGCTCTTGCATCTTCTTTTGGTTTTCCATAATATCTGCCAAGTGTGTTGTTGATTGGTCGTAAAAATCTTTTACTTCTAGATCTTTACATTCGTTGTCAATATTTGCCATTTTTTTCGCTACTTTTTAATGTTACTTATTATTCTACTTAAAATAATGAATCTGTTTTTAATTCTACTGGTTTTTCTACTGATCTTTTATTAACAATGCTTATTGCATTGAACAGATCATTGTTAACAACTTCTGGTGCGTTGTGTAATTTAGCTAATCTTAGAGAGTTTTTTCTAAATTCATCTCTTCTTTCGTTATTGTTTGCTAATTCTAGAATCTGTGGGATCGAAGCTGCAATATCCTCTTTGTCTACGAAGATTGCAAAATCCTTAAGTTCTATGAATGGAACTCCTTCAGTTCTATGAATAACGTGAGTTCCCCAGTGTTTGTCAAATAACGGTATAGTTCCCGCTGCGATAACTTCACACATTGCATATTCAATCATTGAACCATAAAGTCTTTCTGGCAGGTTAAAGAATTCTGCGCCGAACATTGATTTTCCAAGTTCTGCCATTCCTTCTGCTAAATTATAAGGACCATACATATACATTTTATCTTCAACTTGTGGATATGTAACTGGATTTTTAATTTCATGAACTTCAAAGATATCTTCTCTTAGAGTTTTTCTATCATCTTGTAAAAACATAGGAAGAGCTCCAATAGATCTTTCAACTCCTCTACATTCTGTTACGAAATTATTACCTTTTAATAATTCCATAATATCGAACATTCTAAAAGGATCTTTAAATCCAGCGAATCTTCCAAAATATGTAGCTCTTCTCTCTTGTTCCTCTACAGGAACTACAGTATTAGACCATGCGTCATAATCATAAGGATTAAGATTCATTTCAATTAATGGAGTATCAGGGGCATGCTCTCTTAATTTATTTGCAAAATTAGATCTTGCAGAATAGTTGAACATAGCGTCCATTGATTTCATGATTTCCCAATACTTATAATTCTTTGCTAAGTTTGCGGTGTTATGGTCTAAACAGTTTCCTATTTTAATAGGATTTTCTAAACCATAAATACAGTGCTCAATAAAATCTTCGTTGAATTCATCTCCTACTGATTTATGTGGATATGATGTGTAATATACTACATCACTTTTTTCAAGTTCTTTAGCAATGTTAGGAATATCCTTTCTCTTGAATTCGGTACAAACGATATCTGTTGTTTTATGGCGAGGCCATTTCTTTTCAACTGCCGCATATATTGTGGCATCATGACCTTCTTTGATAAGCCAATTATAAAATTCGATCGTGTGTCTTGTGAGTCCACAACCTTCAACTCCTTTTGCTAATACTAATGCTATTTTCATATTTGTGATCCGTGTTTAATTTTAAATCCTCCGTGTTTATTATAAGATTCGTCTTTTTCTCCTAATTGTATTTCTCCTTCATATCCTTTATTAGATGAGTCTGAGTATATGTCTAAATCGGAATAAACTAAATCTGCTAATGCGGAATGTGTTTGGTCATCGCTGATTCCTAGACTGGAACCTATTAGTTCATCCATTCCATCTATTTCCCAATAGTTTTCTGCGAGATAGTCGGTAAATTCTTCCTCAGTAGTTCCTTTAAAGTTTGGAAATTTGGCAGTGTCTAGCGATACTATAGGCCCTGCCTCAGCAATATATCGATACTCGGTTCTTCTTACCTGTACTTTCATTTATTTTCCGTTTTCGTAATTATCTAAACCCTGAATGTATGCTACTGCATCTAAGAGATTATCTCTTTTATGATTGTAACTTTCTCTTGAAAACTTAAGAGCAACTAATGCTTTAAACATATCAGCGCCATTTACATCATGGCCTGTCATACCTTTAAATATTAGGGCAGCTCTGTTCATGCCTTCTGAAAAAGGACCGTAATTACGATCCGCTTCTTCACTCCTGTTGTTTACAATTTCATTTGCTTCTTCTAAGATACTTTTCATAAGAATGTGTTTAACTATTATACTCTATATATGCGTTTTGTTTACGGCTAATTTTTCTAATTTTGATTCTACTAGAATTATTAGATCTTCAATTCCTTCGTTATATGCGAATTGTGTTTCGTGGTCCATGTTTGCATATTTAATTTCATCTGCTGCGTTAGTTAATAAATTAACCAATACCTTTACGTCTTCTTTACTCATCTTTGTTTTTATTTTAGTAAGTTCTCTATTCCTAATTCTTCGGCGAAAGCAAGCGTGATATCCTTTAGCAGCTTTACATTTTCTTCTGAGAAATCAGTGTTATCAAATTTAAATGAAATTGTTTTATCATTTGCACCTGTGCTTTCTTTTACGAATTCAAAACCTGGAACTTTAGATTTTATACTGTCAATTATCTTTCCTGTTTCATCTATGATTCTAGTAAGTCCATGATCTTTAACTAAATATCCAGATATTTTAATTCCAAGGTCATGATTCTTTTGATTAATAACCCATTCAATGCCTAATCTAGAACCAGTGTATGCCTTTCCAATATAAAGGTATCTACTACGGTGTGGTAAGTCTTTTCTATTTTTGAATCCCATTTCAGATGAAGCTACTTTCATCCATTTTAAACCAAGCTCCTCAAGTGAGGCGAGTTTAACTGTAACCTTTTCCTTCTTTTCTTCTATTCCATATACATCTGCAAAATAACCTTGGTCATTAAACCTCAAGTGTATGGCGTAAGAATCTTCCATCTTAGAAAATTCATTAAGATAGGGTGCATCGAATTCTTTAAACGCAATAGCAAATGAATATACTTGTTCGTAATCCTGTTTAAGTCTGTTAGATTTAAGATAGAACTGTTCATGGTGATCATTGTCCCATTTACCTTTTTGAGATTGACTCATCACTTCAAAGTAATACATCTGTCCTTCGTCTTCAAACGTAAGATCAGCTCTTTTGGTTGCCATTCCAATTGTGATAGGTGTTTCTAATTTTCTGTCTATATCTTCAATACTTGATAAACCACATGCTTCGATTACAGTGTTCATTTCTTCTTTGCCAAAAAAGGCTTCTACGAATTGAGTTTCTCTATTACATTCATAGGCTGAAAATACATCTGTTAAAGCGTGGTCATTGGTTTTAATTCCTTTCGAATATCTTTTCATTTATTGCTTGTTTATTAATTACTATACTAATATAACAAAAAAACCCGAGATAAAAAAATCTCGGGCTGCTTTTTTTCAAAAAAAGTGCAATTTTTTACAAGTCTTCTGGAAAATACTTGTCAAGTGCTTCTAATTTATCATCAGCATCGACTAACATTGATAAAGCTTCTTCTGCATTTTTATAGAAATCACCAGTTGAGTGATCTCCAATACCAGATCCTTTATTTCCTAAAAGATCTAAAGATAAAAGTGCTTTTGATTTTTCAGCTAAGGCGCTAGCTCTTAACATTTCGATTAATTTCTTATTCATAATTGAGTTTCTAGTAGTTTAAATGTTTCTTCTTTTAAAAATTCTTCAAAGGATAAAGGGATCATTTCTCCTAAAATAGCATTTACCTTTGAGCTATTAAGTGCGTATCTTCTATCGTGTCCGAGACGGTCTGCTACAAATTCAAATTCAGGAGTTTTGCCCATGATGTTTCCTATCATTTCAATAACTTCTAAATTAGTGTATCTTTCCTCTGAACCAATATTAAATACTTCGTTAATTCGGTCTGACATCATTAAGTTATAAATAACTAAAGTGTTGTCTGTTACGTCCATCCATTCTCTAACTTGCTTTCCATCTCCATA